AGAAAGATAGAGATGAAGGGTTAGATAATTTTACACCAAAGACAGATAGACAAAAAGGACACGGAATAGATAGAATAAGTGGTATCTGTGGACCAAGTATGTTGAAACCACAAGATTGTAATTGTGAAGAACCAGATTGGATTACCCCACCAAAATTAAACCATCATCCAACAGTTAAACCAACTGATTTAATGAGATACTTAATCAATTTAATTACACCACCAAATGGGACGATTTTAGACCCTTTTATGGGAAGTGGAAGCACAGGGAAGGCAGCGGTGAGATGTGGTCTTAATTTCATCGGCATTGAGAAAGAACAGGAGTATATGGATATCGCATTAGCAAGAATAGAACACGAGAAGAATAAACCTATACAAACAAAATTATTTGATGGTCAATAGAGATTTCAGAAGTATAGAAATAGCAGAATACCCCAACATAGTTTTCTATGGTGGAACAGAAGATAAGAACAAATTGAAATCATGTTTCTTGGAAATCAAAGGAACATTCCAAACAGATGTGGAAGATAAGATGAGAACCATCAATGGGATTTGTAAGAAGATATCTCAGACTGTTAACTCAGCACTTAACAAGGAGTTATTCAGAGAAGAGTTTCTACTCAACAAAGATATCCCTGATTCGTTTGTTAATACCGGTAAGTCATTCACAAAGTTGGAGTATACATTCTTCACAATAAGACCGACAACCTACGAAGAATTGAAAAGGGAATTGAATACAATATCCAACTATGTTTGGAATAACAATATTCAGGATTCAAATAAGATGAAATTTAATAAACGAATGTTATCAAAAAAAAGATATGGAAAAGTTTAGGGATACAAACTACTATATTACTAAAGACGGGCAAGTTTTCAGTAAAAGAAGTAAAGGATACAGACAAGTTGTTCTTGGCATAGGTAAGGATGGATATAACAAAGTTGGTCTATTCTATAATGGAGAAAGAACATGGTATAGAGTTCATAGATTAGTTGCAGAATGTTATTTACCAAATGCGAATGAATATCTACAGGTGAATCATATCAACGGAATAAAAACCGATAATAGGTTGGAAAACTTAGAATGGGTTTCACATAGTCAAAACATTATCCATGCTTATAAAAATAATCTTATACCAACAGGTGAAAAATCAGGTAAGAGTAAACTAACAGAGAACCAAGTTGAATTTATTAGAAAAAATTACAAGTATAAATCCAACGAGTATAATAGTAAGACTTTAGCAGAAATGTTTGATGTATGTCATGGAACGGTTCTCAAAATTGTAAAAAATAAACTTTGGAAATCAAAAACTGAAACATTATGCCAAGAGCAAAAGTGAGGGGTGGTAGAAAACAACATAACAAAAGAGTTGCATTACGTAACGAAAAAATAAAATCAGATTGGAAGTTAGCATCGAAAGCAGGATGGGAAACTTTCGAGAAGATTAAAAAAGAAAAAGAGAATGAAGATACAAACAACGGTGGTTTTTTCTCATCTGCAGAAAGCAACGGAGCAAAATAAAAGAATCATAGTTGCACAGGGTGGTGCTCGTTCAGGTAAAACATTTAACACATTACTTTGGTGGGTTCAAAAACTATTACAAGAGGATAAGAAGACACTCAGTATTGTTCGTAAAACATTACCAGCACTTAAACAATCAATACTCAAAGACCTAATAGAAATATTAGAACTATTTGAATTATACGACCCAAACAAACATCACAAACAGGAAGGATATTTTGAACTACCAAATGGTTGTATCATAAACTATTTGTCCATCGATGAACCACAAAAACTACGTGGAGCAAAAAGAGATTACCTTTATATCAACGAAGCCAATGAATTAACATTAGAAGATTGGAGACAACTTTTAATGAGAACTGAATCTACAATTACTTTAGACTTGAACCCATCAGAATTGAACTCATGGGTTTATTCATTAGAACAAAGAGAAGATTGTTATTACTACATTACAACATGGAAAGATAATCCATTTATACCCCAAACATTAATTGATGAGATTGAACGTCTCAAAGAAACAGACGAAAACTATTATCGGATATTCGGTATGGGTGAGAGAGGTGTTCCGACAACTTTAGTATTTAATACTTGGCATACAATAGATGAGATACCAAGAGATGCAAAACTGTTAGGTAGGGGATGTGACTTTGGATTCAATTCACCAACAACATTAATTGAGGTATACCAAAGGAACAATGACTTATTCTTTCATGAGAGATTATATGTCAAATCATTAACGATGGGGGATATCATTTATAAAATGGAAGAGTTAGGTATTGAAAAGACAGATGACATATGGTGTGATTCAGCTTTACCACAGAACATAGAAGAATTTAGAAAAGCAAGATTCAATGCTAAGCCAGTAAAAAAGAATTCAATCCTACACGGAATTGATATGATTAAAAGACATAAAGTTTATATAACCACAAGTTCAACTAATATTATTAAAGAGTTCCAAACTTATAAGTGGAAATCAGATAAAGAAGGGAATATGTTAGATGTTCCTGAGGATGACAATAACCACGCCTGCGATGCCATAAGATATGTTCTTGAGATGAAAATGTTTAGGAACACAGGGACGTTCGTTTATTAAGTGAGAGATTGAAAAAATATATTTATTAATAGTTATGATAAGAGGAAAAATTACTCACAAGGGAAAGACCTATGAAATTAAAGAACCAACCGTATCAAGTTGGGCTGAAGTGATGAGATTAAAAGATATTCTTGATGAAGAAGATATCTATGTAAAGATGATTGAAACCATAACAGGTTTAAGCAAGGACCAAATCCTTGAATCAGATGCATCTACCATAACACAAATTGGGGCAGAGATATATAAAATCTTCAACCAAGAATCAAAAGAATTATTCCCCGTTGTAGAATATAAGGATGGGAGATATAAGTTGGTGGATATGAATAACATTTCATTTGGTCAGTATGTTGATATTGATTCATTCCTTAGAAAAGATGAATCATATAGAATAACAAACTTGAATGAACTGGCAGCATATCTATATACTGAGGAAGGAGTAGAATACGGTAAGTCAGATATTAAAAAGAGAATCGAAGACATGAAAGATTTCCCAATCAAATATGTTGAGAGCTCACTTTTTTTTTTGTTGAGTTTAACAAAAGCATCACAAGGACTTATCCAGCTTTATTCCCGCAACAAGTTCATATGGAAGGTGTTGAAGATGAGAATAACTTTAATGCTCATTGGGGATGGTATCAAGCAATATCGACTCTCTCAGAAGACAAAGTTTGGAAAATTGATGACATTACTTCTTTATCCCTTCTTAGCTGTCTCAATCACCTTTCGTATCTTATTGACAAAAACAGGGAACAAGAAAGGTTAAGCAAAATTAAAAATAGATAATGGCAGCAACACAATTTTTCGTATCATCAGGTTCAACACAATCAGCAGAACAATTACCTTCATTTGGGGTTAACTTCAAAACGATTGCTGATGACTTTGAAACATTGGCAAATGCTCACAAACAAATCAATTCATTTGGTTTGGGTGATATTGATACACTATCGTATTGGACCACATCGAGAGATAAAGAAGATAACACCACATTCAATCCCCCAATATATCCGTTATTATATGTTGTTCCTTCAAAGGTAATGCATGACTTGAATTACAAGACATGGGAATTTAATTCAATCATAATGGATGTTGTGGAAAGAGATTTGGAAAACCAAGTTGACACAGTATCAGATACTCTTCAAATGCTTAATGATGTTATATCTCAATTTAGATATTCCAATACAGCATATTTTGGTAATTACTATGACAAATATTTCTTAGACAATACAGTTGTGTGCACCCCATTCCTTGAGAAGTATCATGACTTAACAAATGGTTGGAACGGATTACTACAACTCAAAACAATAACGCCATTAGATAGATGTTCTGCAGCATATTTTCCATTTACAGGAACACCAATCTTACACTTAGAAGGAATTAACTTTAAGACCTTCCATGATGATTTTAGATTGTTAGCAGACCATCACAAACAAATCAATTCATTTGGTTTTGGAGCACTTGAAGACTTATCCTTTTGGACCGAGTCAAGAATGAAAGAAGACAATCCAAACTACCAAGCACCAGTATTTCCATTGATGTATGTTGTTCCTGCAAATGTGGAACAGAGACTTACACATATGGTATATCAATTCAATGTTATCATCTTAGATATTATTGAAAGAGACTTATCAAATCAGACTGACGTCTTGTCAGATACAAATCAGATATTGGATGATGTTATAAGTCAGTTTAGATTATCTGTAACGGATAGTCTTGGAAACTTTAACAAACAATACTATCTACAAACACCGGTAACTTGTAATCCATTTATTGAGAAGTATACAGACTTATGTGGTGGATGGTCAGGTCTATTGAATATTGAGGTGATAATACCTCTTAATAGATGTGATGCTGCATTTGGTTCATTTGAAACTCCTACTCCAACACCGACTAATACTGTTACTCCAACTGTAACAACAACAATAACTCCAACAAGTAGTGAGACACCAACTCCAACAATTACTCCAACTGAGACACCAGGTCAGTGTAGGGAATACGAATTTAGAACAGACCAATTTGCGGGTATAATTTCATATACAGATTGTTATGGAAACCCACAAATTTGGAATCAACCATTTGGAACAACTGAAAATGTATGTGCTATTGCTGGAACACTTGTTTTAGTGAGTGGGGAAGCAACGTTCACGAACTTAGGTCCATGTGTTCCACCAACACCAACACCAACGGTTACTTCAACAATAACCCCAACAATCACAACTACTCCAACAATTACTCCGACAGTATCACAGGTGTATTATTATTATAATATTGAACTTTGCAGTGGTGGTATTGGATTTTACAACAAGATTAGGTCATCAGAAATAATATCTATTGGTTCATCTGTAAGTCTTGGAGGTGACCCAACTTGTTATGTGGTAACATCTTTATCTGATTCATCATTGCCTTGGGTAGGTAATTTTAACCTATATATAAATTGTGATAATTGTTTGGGAATAACACAAACACCAACCCCAACTATAACACAAACAATAACACCAACTATTACACAAACACCTACAAATACACCAACAGTAACACCGACAATAACACAATCTCCGAGTCAGACTCCTACTAATACTCCAACTCCAAGCATAACTCCAAGTAGTGGAGGAGGTGGTGGTGAATTATGGGATACTAACTCAACAAATTGGGATAGTGAAACAAGACTTTGGAATACAATATAAATAAAACTTAAAATAAAAATATATGTCTAATTTAACCGGACAACAGATACGAAACACCTATGATGGATTATTGAATTTAGAAGATTCAACAACAGGTATAACATCAACTCTCCAAGCAATCCAAGATGGACTTGGTAATAATACAGGACTACGTATAAAAACTAACCAATTAGAGAGTGATAATATCAACTCGTTTGTTCCATTGAGAGCAAGATACTATGGTAATGGTTATAATGCTGCGTCTACAGCACCTTTCTCATCAGGAATGCAAAATACGATTATTGCAGCACCTTTCTACGATAATGGAAACTATAGTTATTCTGCTATGAGTTTTAATGTTTTGACTGGTTCAACAGAAGTAGTCCAAATGGCTCTTTATACAACCCAAATAATAAATCCATCTGGTTTATTTCCGTCAGCACCAGTCATCTCTGGTTTGACCGCTGATACAACAACAACAGGTATCAAGACAATTACATTCCCAACACCGATTTCTTTTAGTGGATTTGGTGCAGGTATTTATTGGTTGGTTTGGAAAATCAATAACGCTGGAAGTGCTCCTGTGATAAGAATATCTACTGGAAACGCATTTTCAACAGGAATATCACCAACTATATTTCAATCTTACGGGTTCGCTCAATCATTTACAACTAATGTTTTAACTGGTCCGATAAGGTTTAATAATGGTTTGAATAGTTTGCAATCTTTTTCAGGTTTAACGACTTTTGATAATCCATATTCTACAACAATCAACACAGCACAAAGCACAAATGCTGCTTTAACAGGAAACGCATTAGGATTTTTATTACACACAATAGATGCTTAAAAACAAATAACATGTATCAATTAACTGAGAGAGCACTACAATTACTGATGAATCTCTTTATCGCAAAGATAAAGGAGAGACTACTTGCAAAGGATTATCCCTATGGAAATCCTGAAGCAAAAGGGGTGGGTAATAAGTATGCTTCAGGACAATTATACAATTCACTTAGTGGTAGTATTGAGATTGGTCCCAATGGTGAACCAATAGCTCTTATTCAATATGCGGATTATTTCAACAACGTAAACTTTGGAAGAAGAGCAGGTGTTAAAAGAGTTCCGTTATCTGCTTTAATGGAATGGATAAAAATCAGAGGATTAAAAGGTAGAGACAAGAAAGGAAGATTCATGTCAACAACAAATCTTGCTTGGGCTATCCAAACAAATATATTTAAGTATGGAGTGAGACCAACAAATATATATGATGCTGGTATCAGTGACTTGGAACAATACTTCGATGACTTTCCAAATAACTTACCTCCTGATTTATTGGCTGAAGGTGAAGACATTTTTGAAGCAGTAGCAGAAGATATAAACAACTTCATAGAACAAACCTTAACTAAAGAAATCCAAACGATAAATAACATACGATGAGTTTAGACCTTTTTATAAGACAATCACCATTAGCGATGACACCAGCACATGCAGACCATACTTGGAATGTGGTTGTGAATGATTGGTCAGCATATACTGATTTTAGATTGGTTGTCGATGTGTATAAAAATCCTTATCAAAATGATTCTGGTTCAACTCAGACTTATGGTAAGGTTGCAAGATTATTAGTTCCTTCAAACGAATTTGGTAACTGTATATTCAACATAGAAACAGTTATCACAAACTTGATTGATAAGAACCCAAGAAACTTGGGTCAAGTCAATGGAGTTAACTTCAGTTCATTTACAATGAATCCTTATTTGGTTAGGGTTGCTGACTCAGATACACAATCTGTTGAATTAAGAACAAGCCAAGCAACAGTAGTAAATGATAGGACCACCACCATTTCGTATTCTAACGGGTTTAACGGGGGTTATCCTGGTTTTGAGAACGTATATCAGATAAATGAATATCGTCTCTTATTCGGGGTGCAATACACCTCTGGCACGACAATAACAATTATCCCAACAAACTTCTCAGCATATACTTCTTATACAGGTGGAACAATATCCCCATACTCAGCAGAGACACAACCTTATGGAGTTATGATATGGCCTGGTGTTCAAGACAACAAAAGAATGTCCCAACAATATTATTACTCAGGTAATAACTTAACAGGTCAATACAACTATCTTAATACACAGATTTATGACTATCAGATGAGCACAGGAAACACTGGTCAGTTCATGTCTACATATGGTAGTGAAACAATACCGATGACAATTCTCGGTTCAAACATTTATCAAACAAGATGGAGAACACACTATTACAAATGTCCAATCGTTGTTGGATTTATGTATGGTGGAAATCCTCTTTACAACAATACAGATGCAGTTAAATCAATAATGTATCTACAGAAGACACAAGGTAATGGTCAATACAATTATGATACAATACAATCAAATTCGATTGGGTATTCAGCAAGACCAAACCTTCAAACAGTAGCACCATATTCATATCTTCAACAGAGAATGGCTTATGGTATATTCAAACCAAATCCAACAGTAAGAACTGATTCAGATGTTGCAATCTATCTAACAAATGATGTGTTAGGTTATGATTATGATGTCTATGGTGTATCTGAAATCGTTCAATATAAAATGGTTGGAGAAGAATGTTTCAATAATCCAGTATCGTTCTTATTTATGAATCGAGCAGGAATTTGGGACACATATACTTTTACAAAGAAATCAGAGAAGATATATAACATGAATAAGAAAACTTATTCTACACAGAAATCTCTCAACACACAATATTGGAACAGACAATCTTATGATAGTGCTGAGACAGTATTTTGGGGATATGCTGATGAGATGATGACAGTTGATTCAGGATTTGTATTACAAAATGACGGGGTTATTATTGAGGAATTGTTAATGTCCCCCTATGTTTATGTTATAGAAGATAACTGGTTACCATCATCAAACCAAGATTTCATTTACCCATATCTAATACCAGTTCTAATAGAAAATAAAGAGGTGAAAGTATTCGAGCAAAAGTATCAAAGGATTTTCCAATATACAATGGAGATGAGACTTACACCTTATAGACAATATGAATTACCAATCTAATGCTGCAAATAAGAACAACGGTTGAAAATAGAAATGTATATCTTGATTTATATCAGAATGAACCAGTATTTTTATCTCTATCTTTCGCTGAACTGCAAGATATAACCAAGAAGAATTCTGCATTCTCTAAAGGGTTTGCTTTACCAGGTTCAAAGAAAAATAATCAAGTATTCAATTTCTTCTATGACTTAAACGCAATCCCCACAGACTTCAATCCAAACAATAAGTTTCCTGCATCCATATTATGGGCTGGTTATGAATTGTTTCAAGGACATATTAGACTTGATGGTGTAACGATTGGAAATGGAGGAGAAGTTATTTATCAAATTACTTTCTACAATCAGGTTGGGGATTTGATGGCAAACATTGGAGACAAGTTCTTATTCGACACAAACTTATCTGGTCTTACACACCCATATTCACAAGAGGTTATTCTTAAATCTTTATATGACCCAACACTATTCCCATTAACAGGAACAACAAACTATTCTTATGAGAACGGAAAAACAATGTGGGGTTTATACAACATCGGTTATGAATATGTTTCAGGTAATACTGTCAATTTTGAAGTATCACCTTTAATCCAATTCTCACCAACAGTATTAGGTAATTCACAAACACAATGGTCACCACAACCACCAAATTTTGACTCTGTTAGTTCACCTGTTCGTGATTATTATTTCAAACCAACCTTACAAATTAAAGCATTATACGAATCAATTTGTGCTGATGCTGGTTATGAAATTGAATCTGAGTTTTTCAATACAGATTATTTCAAACATTATTACATGCCACTTAAGTTCTTGGATGAGACAATATATGCCAAGAACGCAATTATCGCTTGTTACAAGTATGGTCCACAAACGTTTGAACTTACAGACCCATTAACAAAGGTTTATACAGTTCCAAATTCAGGTGTAACTTGTAATACTTTAAACTATCCATTGACAACAACAACATTTACAGTTGATGAACAATTTGCAGGAATATACACCTACAGATTTACAATGAACTTAGTAGGGTTCTGTTTATATGGACCATCTTTCAATACCCCAATCGTAGAGATGGGTATAGATGATGGAATAACACAAACAATATTCTATTCAACTGACTGGTGTGATAATGGTGAAACTAACACTGTATCGTTTGACCAAACATTTAATTTCACAGGAACATCTGTTGTAAGTTTTTTCCTTCAGGGTGATTATGCTGAAATATCAAATTTAACAATTGAGATTATCAATGGTCCGAGATTCTTACCAACAGGAACACCAATTAGTTATGCTGATGAATTTCCAACTAACGATTATACACAGATTGATTTTATAACATCAATCAACAAATATTTTAACCTTGTTGTAATCCCAAATCCTGACAAACCAAAGTCCCTAATCGTTGAACCTATTATAGATTACATTGGTAAGGGAGGGGTATTAGATTGGACAACAAAGATAGATTACAACCAACCACAATCTCTATATCCAACAAACTCATTAGTCAATGGAACACTATTCTATGATTTTAAGTTAGACCAAGATTATGCCAATCAAGATTTTAAAGGTCAATCAAACAGAACATTCGGAACAGACAAGTTCAAATTGAATCAAGAGTATAAGGATGCTGAAACTAAGTTTGATTACATGTTCTCATCTCCTATTGATATCACAATCAATAACTCATGGATTCCTTTGTTAACAGTATCTTCAATGTCAAAGTTAAAGTCTGTTGATGTTGCGGGAACTCCACAACAAACATTTGTTCCATTCAAAGTATTACCAAAGTTAATATTCAAAGGACCAACATTACCAACAGACAATTGGGGATTCATTGGTGGAGCACAATTCATTTCAGGTTCACCTCTTTGCACATCCGGTATTACATATACAACAAATAGCACAGGTGGACAACCATTGTTATATGAAGATTGTTTTGGTAATGACCAAATATATTATGGAAGTGTGAGTGGTTCAAATACATTACCGTTCTGTGCTAATGTGAATACAGTAAGATGGCCTAGCATATTATTCCCACAACCAAGTTTAACAATAACATTTACTGGTTCTCCTTGCACCACAGTAAACACAGCATTCCAAAGTTGGTGGATGGATGATAATCAATTGAGTATATTCAACAACCTCAATAGATTTACAACATATCCATTTAACTATAATGACTTATCTCACTACTGTAATTTTAGAGGTGAGGATAAGACAAACATTACACCATCAGAATATTCATTTGTAGCACCTGACTTATACGACATTTATTATAGACCTTATGTCGAGGATTTAATCAGTGAGGAAAACAAAATATACAAAGCAAAGATTTATCTATATCCACAAGACATTCAAGGTCTTAGATGGAACGAGAGAATCTTAATTAACAATACCTATTTTAGAATTAACCAAATCAATAATTTCAATGTGCTTGAACCAGGTATCTGCGATATTGAATTGGTTAAACTAACAAAAGAATACGAAGGACATAGAGTATTATACTATGACTTAACACCTTGTTCAGGTGGAACTGTTCTACATACCAACTCAGATAAGATGTATCATCTCTACGCATACGCAAACAGGTATGTTAGATTGTTTGATGATTCATTAGATTATCTTGGTTGTTATGGTGTATCAGTAGTTGATTTTGATGAGACATATACTTACGAACATTTCTATTTGAGTTCAGGATATACTGATATCAATTTGGTAAACATTTATCCTGATTGTGGTTGTGTTGGTAGAACTGATATGGACTTAGTTCAAGAAACACCAGTAGTTCCAATCACACCAACCCCTACTCCGACAAGAACAACACCTACTCCGACACCTACTAATACAAAGACCCCAACTCCTACAAGAACCCCAACACAAACTCCGGCAATACAATTCCCATGTAGTTGTTATCAGATTGTAATTACAAGTCCTGGTGGTGAAGGACCAGCTGGTGGAGTTGAATATAGAAATTGTGTAACAGATGCTCCTGAGGGACAAATTTATCTAAGTGCTGGCACATACTATCAATGTGGTGTAACAGGTTCGATGGTAATCAATATTGGAACAGGAACAGTTACAGAAATAAGTGATTGTAATAGTGGTTGTCCTCCAACAACACCAACCCCAACTCCAACAGTATCATCTACTCAAGGAACAACCCCGACTCCTACTCCGACAAATACATTAACACCGACACCAAGTCAAACATTAGGATTAACACCAACCCCATCTCCTACGAATACACAAACCCCAACACCATCATCTACATTATCAGTAACTCCAACACCAACTTTAACTCCAACAGCTTCAGGCGGAGCATGTCCACAAATATACTTGTATCCAAATAATATAAATGCTTGTGACCATTCAGGAAGTTTAACTTTATACGAAACTGATGATGCAATCATACCTTCAAGATTTTGGATATTTGGTGAGTGTGGAATAACCCCTGTTAGCGGTAATAATCTTTGGTTCTCACAAGGACCTGGTGCTGACAGTTATCAAGTTGATAATGGTGGGTTTGTCATCGCAACAACTGCATGTCCTTAAAAAAATATTTATAATAAATGAGTTGCACAAACTACGTTCATAATGACCCAATAGGAGGTTCAAAATTTATATCAGGAACAACCTGCACAGGAACTGTTGCCTATTATACTCTCACATTGGGACAACAGATTTGTATGGACAACTCAAGACCATTGATAAACTTAAATGGTTTAGTTATCAGTGGGGATTGCACAGGAGTTACACCAACACCCACTCCAACACCAATTGACTTCTGTTATCTATCAGGATTTAGTTATTACGATGCAGTATTCCAATGTCCAAATGATGGACTTGATTACTTTGATAGATATGGGGTATGGTATTTCTCAGCATTTACTGGTAGTGAATTCACACAGAATCATCCACAACTTAGTTTCACATTAACAAATGGAACTGATTTTGCAACAGTATCAATTGAACCTGGTCAATATTTTACAGAGTTTGTTTATCCGAAAATTGATTTTAGATATACAGATACTGGTTGTGTGTCAACAACATATCCTGATTGGTATGTTTATACACCAGCAACAACACAATGTTTACCAACACCAACACCTACAAGAACGCTTACACCAACACCAACAAGAACCGCAACACAGACTCCAACACCAACTAAGACCCCAACGCCAACTATCACTTTAACAAAGAGTCCAACACCAACAATAACTTCAACAATTACGCCGACAGTAACAAACACAATTACACCGACACAAACTCCAACAAATACACTTACTCCAACTAACACTTTAACGCCAACAATAACAAGCACAATAACTGCAACACCAACACAGACACCATTCAATTTCGGTTATCTAACTTATACAGCAACTACTGCTTGTGGGGTTTGTTTTTCATCAAATACACCTGTTTATGTATATTCTCAAATTTCAGGTTCACCATCATTCAATATAGGTGAGATTTTATACTCAGATGCAGAATTGACAGTTCCAATACCTGAAGGAACATATGTTCTCAATATTGGATTTTCAACAATCGCATGGGTTTATGTTGGACCAATACCAGGCGTTACTCCTCTACCTGGTCAAATTACTGTAGCTGACCCTAATGGTTGTTTGGATTGTTTTACTCCTACTCCAACAAAAACCCCAACACAAACTCCAACACCAACGATAAGTTTAACTCCTACGAGAACTCCAATCATAAGTTCGACACCAACAATTACTCCAACAGTAACTCCAACAATAACACCAACCATAAGTTTAACACCGAGTATTACACCAACTACTACTCCAACCCCAACTGCAAGTGCTTCTGGCTTTGATGCAGATGCAGCAGCTTACTTGGATGCTGTTCTTGTTGCTGGTGGAACAGGTATTACCTCAACAGTATCAGCAGCAACAAATACAATGTTTGTTTCATTAAAATCTGCTGGTCTTTATACCAAGTTAGATGCACTATATCCTTTCTTAGGTGGAACTGCATCATCAACTAAGTGGAATGCTAAAAACCCTGTTGATACAAACGCAGCATATAGAATAACTTGGGCTGGAGGTATTACTTATACTCAAGCAAGAGGTGTTATTGGTAATGGAACTTCTAGTATTGGTGGAACAAACTGGTTTGAAAGTGGAACAACAACAGGTGATACAACAATAGGATATTTTATTTCACAAACTGGTTCAACAGGATTTGAAATGGGAGCACAATATCCAAGTGGATGGTTAGTATTACAGTCATCAAATGGAACATCTACAAGAGGTTCAATTAACACAGGGTCATTAAATGTTTTAACAGGAACAACAACTACTCAGGCAATAAACTTCTTTGGTATAACAAGAACAAATAATACACAAGTTTCATTTGTAAGAGCGGGTGGTGTAGTTCAAACAGTAACACAGAATACCACTATTGGAACTTCAAATGTTGCAGTAGCAGTATTAGCAGCACAAGGTTTTGGAGGTTTTACAAATAGAGGATTAGGTTCAGCATTTATTGGTAAAGGTATGACAACAACTGAACTTGGAAATCTAAGAGATATAATAACAACATTTAACACTACATTAGGTAGAAACATATAACATGATAGTAGGATTATACCAACTCCTATTACGACACCAACAGCAACATAAAAAAATTTACTTATGGAATTATATATATTTTCTAATGAAGGCGAACAAATTGAGCCAGGGTTCATAGAACCAAAAAAAATAAATGAACATATGGAAGAGTTATCTCCTCAACTATCAACACTCGTTGATAACTTGAAGATAATTGATTTCTTACAATACACGTAGATAGATGGCAAGTAAAAGAATTGAACTCGTATTTGACTTAGATGCGAAAGATGTCCAATTAGCGACCGACAGAACCCTTACGCTTACTCAACAGATAAGAATCTTAAAACAAGAATTGGCGAAAGGTAATCTTGGTCAGAAAGAGTTTGAGATAGTAGCAGCAAAAGTTGGGGACTTAGAAGATAGTATTGCGAAAGCAGGTAGAAGGTCAGCAGATTTTGCAACGACATTACAACTTATACCAGGTCCTATTGGTGAAATAGCCAGTAAGGTTAATGGTGCAATTGCGTTACTGAAACAATTCTCAGGGTTTAGTTTGAAGGATTTACGATTTCAATTCCAAGAAACTGCTAAGGACTTTAAAGAGATACTCTCAAACATAGGTTCGATAGGTCAACCAGCAAAAGAAATTGCAGAAGCAAATGCTGATGTGGCACAGAGCACTGATGATGTAACAGGTAGTTTAGACGCTAATAAGAATGCGAACATAGCTGCGCTTGCTTCGATAAATCAATTAACGACCGCATCTAAAGAATTATCAGAAGCAAAGAAAGGCAATATTGCAGCTCATAGTTTGGAAACTAACAGTCTGAACAAGGTAAATATGGCTCAAAGGGAATATGTGACTTCTAAAATGAATGCCATAGACCTTTCACAAAAATCACAAAGTGAAAAACAAGCATTGATTAAAGGTTTTTCCGATGAATATGCTGCACAACAAAAATCAACAACTTCAACAAATAGCAACACAACTGCTCAAAATCAGAACGCAGGTGCACAGACTAAGGCAAGTATCGGTGCTCGTGTTAATGCCGCAGCGAATACAGCGTTAGCATCGGCAGAGACAGCTGCAGCACAAGCAGGTCTCATTCTGAGAGGTGTATTGATATCACTTGGTATTGGAGCAATAATTGTTTTAGCAGGACAACTTATACAAAAATTTATTGAATGGGCTGATACAACTGCAGAAACAGAAAGAGCACAAAAGGAACTCAATGATGAACTTGCAAGAACCAATCAATTACTCGACCTTGAAGAAGCAACAATTAAGAGAGCAAATGCGTTAAGATTATCTGAATTGAAAGCGAGTGGAGCAAATGAAGCTACAACAAGACAAGAATTATTAAAACAGAGGGAAGCTGATTTAAAAAGAGCGTTATTAAATGAGGCGGAAGCCATCAGACAATACAACAATGCTCTCAAAATGGGGAGTTCTGAAACATTAAAAGCACTTGGTGATAATGAATTAAAGAGAACAGAACAAAGAAGAGATGCTGAGAACCAATTAAGAATTCTCCGTAATGAAACAGCAGCAGCAGAAAGGAAAGAACTAACTGACGCAAATAACAAGAAGAGAGAACAAGCAAAGAAAAATGCTGACGATGAATTAAACAGAAAAAAGGCTGAACTTGATGCTCTTATTCAACTTGAAATTGACAAAGGTAACACAGACAAGAAAACATTAGAGAAATTATTAGAGGATAGATTAAAACTTGAGTTAGCAGGTCAAAAGAAAAGTGATGCTGAAAAAGAGTTAGCAAGAAAAGAGAATAGTAAAAAGGTCAAAGCTGCGTTAGATGAAGACTTACAAGTTAGAATCAAAAGTATAAGTGCTACCATCGAAGAAGAACAAAATTCTGCTGTTGTAAGTGTAGAGAGACTCAAAGCGTTATTACTTGAGAAAAAGAATTTAGAGATACAAAACACTCAACTAACTGTTGAAGAAAGAAAAGCGTTAGTCACTAAGTATGAGAAGGACATTAGAGACATTGAGGCTAAACAAAGAGAAGATAAATTAGTCAAAGACATTGCAGCAACAAGAGGCAATTTCGACGAACAGATAAGATTACTTACAGAGTTCCAAGAGGAAGTTGTAAATTCAGAAAAATATAACGGAGAAGAACAATTAAGAGTTATCAATGATACTAATGAAAAAATTCTTCAACTTCAACAAGAAAGATTTGAGGCTCAATTAACAGCAACAGAATTAGAGTATGGTTTGTTATTTGCGTCAGATGAAAACTATTATAGTAAGACGAGAGCTTTATACGACGCAGAGGAACAAAGATATAGAGACCTTTTAAAGAACAAAAAAATTACTCAGGCTGAGTTTGATGCGTTCTTCAAAAAATCTACTGATGCCAGAATTTCTTTAGACAGACAAGAACTCGATGCTAAGATGGCTAACTTCCAAGCAGTTAGTCAGTTATTCGCAGCAAGTGCAGCACTTGTTGGGGAACAAACAAAGGCGGGTAAAGCATTCGCAATTGCGGGAGCAACAATTGACACATATGTTGCTGCTAACCAAGTTATTAGTGACAAAACTATTCCAACATTTTTAAAGGTTATTACCGCAGCAGGTATCATCATTAAAGGTCTAACGAATGTAAAAAGGATTGCTGAAGTTCCATTACCAACAATAGGTGGAGACACAGGAGGAGATACATCACAAGGAGCAACCAAACCAATGGGGACAATCAATGTGAATGCAAAGATGGCTCAAGGTGGTATGGTTAATGGACCTGGCACATCAACATCTGATTCAATACCAGCTATGTTATCTAATGGTGAGTTTGTTGTAAATGCTCGTTCAACAAGACTATTCCAACCCTTACTTGCAGCAATCAATGGTTATGGTGTTAATACACCGGCATTTGCTGCAGGAGGATTAGCAGTTCAACAAGCTCAAGCACCAAGAACGGATAACACAGAAAGGATTGCAGAGGCAATACAAGTGGGTATGGCTAACCAACCAATCAGAACATATGTAACTGCGGGAGATATAACAAACCAACAACAATTTGATAGAGTAATTAAATCACGTTCTTTAATATAAGAAGTGGAATAATTTGATTTTTTTAATATTTATAGACAATGAGACCGACCAGAATAGTTGAGTTATTTATTAGTGATGAATTCGATGAGAGTGGAATTGAAGCCATCTCATTGGTATCAAAGCCTGCACATGAAGAATCATGGATGGCATTCAATGAAGAAGTTGAACCAATCAGTATGTATAAAATAGCTGATGAAGACTTCTGTGTTCATAACCCAAAATTAGACGAATTGGGAGAGCCTTAT